GCAAGACCACCGCCGGCAGTTACACCCTCGCCTGGGACTTCTTCGGCACGGGCAAAAACCTGCGCCATGACGGCATGAAGCTCAAAGAGCGCTTCGGGGACAACCTCGTCCGCCTGCAGGATACCTACGGTGCCCACACCGCCATGGCCATGCTTCGGCAGAAAGGATACCAGCCCGTCCGCAAAACCCTGCCCAACGGGGCCATCCAGATCACCTGCGCCGCCTAACCTTCATCCTTCATCCTTCACCCTTTATCCTTTCTGTGAAAACCATCACCATCACCCTGCACAACGGTGCCACCTCCGTGGAGACCAGCGGCTTCAAAGGCAAGTCCTGCCAGAGCACCACCGCCCAGATCGAGGCCGCACTCGGCACCGTCCAGTCCGTCAAAAAGAAACCTGAGTTCCACGCTCAGACCTCCACCACCACCTACCAAAACGCCAACGCTTAACTCTCAACCCTCAACCCTCAACCCTCAACTCATTGGCCCAATGACCACCACCACCCTTTACAACCGCCAAGCCGGCAGTGACAAAGTCTATCAAGTCACGATCGACCCCATCACCGCGACGACCAGCATCGTCACCTTTGCTTACGGCCGCCGTGGCAGCACCCTGACCACTGGCACCAAGACGCCCGAACCCGTCCGCCATGAAGTGGCCGGAGACATCGCCACCAAACTCATCCGCAGCAAGCAGGCAGGCGGTTACGTCATCGCCACCGATGGCCAGACCGCGCCCGCCGTGGCCCCCACCGTCAGCACCGCGCCCGCAGCCGACCCCACCCTGCCCATGCTGCTCAACAGCATCACCGAAGCAGAGCTTGACCGCCTGCTGCGTGATGGGCGCTACTGCGCCCAGCAGAAGCACGACGGCAAACGCATGACGCTCACCCTCACCAGCCAAGGCGGCAGAGGCGTCGTGACTGCCGTCAATAAGCGCGGCCTGCCCTGTGGTTTCCCGGCTACCGTCCAGCGCGCCATGCTTGATCTACTCCACCTTTGTGTGATCGACGGTGAAATGGTGGGTGACACCTTCATGGCCTTTGACCTGCTCAGTCAGGACAATATCGATGTCCGGCACCGCTCTTATGCCGAACGCCATGACATGCTCCGGCGTCTGCTTTACGTCAATGATGAATACTTCATCCACCTGCAATGCGTCGATAGTGAGACCACTCTTGCAAGCAAGCAAGACCTACTCGACCAACTCCGCGCCGACAACGCCGAAGGCATCGTCTTCAAAGACCTGAATGCTCCGTGGCAAAGCTCACGCCCCAGCACTGGCGGCCCTGCCCTCAAGTTCAAGTTCACGGAGACCGCCAGCTTCATCGTCGGCAGCACCAGCACAGGCAAGCGCAGCGTAGAACTCATCCTCTACGAGAATCAGGGCCGCGTCCGTGGCTTTGGCAATGTGACCATCCCACCCAATCACAGCATCCCGCCCGCCGACTCCATTGTCGAGGTGCGCTACCTCTACGCCTTCCCTGATGGCTGCGTCTTCCAGCCCGTCTATCTCGGCCCCCGTGACGATGTCTCGCCACAGGAGTGCCACATCTCCCAGCTCAAACTCAAAGCCGCCTAACCTTCACCTTCATCCTTCATCCTTCACCCTTCATCCTTTCCCCATGTCCCAACCCGCCCTCAACACTGACCTCATCGCCAGCGCCAAAACGATCAGCGCCGCCCTTGGTGACGCCTCCCGCGCCGCCGTGGCCAAGCACGTCTGGACAAGTCTCAAGTGGCAGATCACCGGCGATACCGCCGCCCATCTCTGCCATCTTTTAGGCAACATACTTGAAGGTCATGAGATCCTCGACCTCCGGCCTGATGTCACTGACCCAGCGTTTCCTCTGTTCACCCTGCTCCGCCGCAACCTGCCGCACGATCACCCCGTCTGGCATTGGATCATCTGCCCGCATGAAGGTGCCCACCAGCCCAACCCTCAACAGCAGTATCTGGAAGATGGCGGCACCACCTGCCCGCACTGCGGCAGCACCGCCATCCAAGCCAGCGCCCTGGAACCGGACGGCATGACTGCCGACCAGATGGTCGATTGTCATGACTGCCACGCCACATGGTTTGACGAGTTCCGCCTCACTGGCTTCCGGGATCTCCAGCCACCCAAAACCGAACCCGAAGAAGATGAAGAAATCGCCCTCTTCCATTCCGAAAACCATGAAGACTGAACAAATCCCCAACCTACCCGCCAACACCGTGCCCTGGGTCATGGCGGTGCCCGTCGTCAGCACCCGCCACATCAAGGAGACCGACAACGCCGCACTGCTTGAGGAAGATCCGCACAGCAGCCCCATGATGGCCCGCCTGCCCGCTGGCGGCTATCTGCTCGACATCGATGACCTCGGCGAGTGGATGGAAGACGCCTGTTACTCAGACGCCTTCCTCAACCTCATCGAGACCTTCCACAATCTCGGCTTCCACCACCTGCGCCTCGACAGCGAAGGCCAGGAATACACCGACCTCCCCTCCTTCAACTGGTAACCCCTCACCCTTCACCCTTCATCCCATGAACACCACCACCCTGCTCACCCAACGCATCCAAGCCGGCTATGCCGGTCTCATCCTCGTCTCTCATGAAGAGAGCCGTGCCGAAGCCCTGCTCGACTCCGTCTGCTCCACCCTGGAGTATGGCCTGCACGCATGGTCAGTCACCCAAGGCCGGGTCGATACCCGCGCTCAAACCGTCAGTGGCGAAGATGCCTTTGAAGTCCTCAAAAGCGTCGGCGGCCTGCCGGAAAAGACCGTGCTCCTGCTCCGCGATTTCCATCTCATCATGGCTGATCCCAACCCCATGCTCTACCGCCAGATCAAGGACAGCCTGCAGATTGCCAAGCAGCGCCTCATCAGCCTCGTCCTCATCATGCCGGAAGTGAAACTGCCGATCGACTTGGAGAAGCACTTCTCCGTCATCGACTTCGCCCTGCCTGACCGCGCCGAGTTGCTGGCACTGGCCACTGAACTCTGCTACCAGACCGAAGACGGCGTCCGCACTCAGATCCGTGATCTGCCCACCGGTCTTGACCTTGATGCCCTGCTGGATGCCGCTGCCGGACTCACCAGTCCGGAGGCTGAGGATGCCTTTGCCCTCAGCATCATCACCCAAGGCCGCTTTGATCCCGCCATCGTCCTGCGTGAAAAAATCGCCATCCTGCGCAAGAATGGTCTGGTCGAATACATCGACAGTCCCCTCACCCTGGCGGATGTCGGCGGCTGGGATGCCTTCAAGGATGAACTGAACACCTTCCGCAATCAGTTCACCACCGCTGCCTCCGACTACGATCTCACACCCAACAAAGGCTGCCTGCTCGTCGGCATGCCCGGCACTGGCAAGAGCCTCATCGCTCCCATCGTCGGCAAACAACTCGGCATCCCCGTCCTCCGTGTCCGCGCCGACCAGCTTAAAGGCTCTCTCGTCGGCCAGACCGAAAACAACTGGAAGCGCGTCATGGACACCGCCCGTGCTCTGAAAAAGTGCGCCCTCTACATCGATGAAATCGACGGCATGACCGCCGGTGCCAAGTCCAGCGGCCAGACCGATGGCGGCACCACGGCCAGTCTCATCAAAGCCTTCCTGCAAGACATCCAGGACAGCACCGGCATCTACTTCATCTTCACCGCCAACGACATCGACAACCTGCCCGATCCACTGATCGACCGTCTGGATGTCTGGAGTGTCGAACTGCCGAATGCCAAGGAGCGTGAAGAAATCTTCGCCATCCACATCCGCCGCCGCAAGCGTCAGTCCGCCAGCTTTGACCTCGCCGCCCTCTCCCGTGCCAGTGATGGCTTCTCCGGCCGGCAGATTGAGCGCACTTGGCAGAAAGCCATGGCCACCGCCTTCAACGACAACGTCCGTGAACCCACCACGGCTGACATTCTCGGCGTGCTGGCCAAGGAAACCCCGACCGCCACGACCATGAAGGAACAGATCGAGGCCCGCCGCCAGCGTCTCAATGGCAAGGCCCGTCCAGTCACCACCGCCACTGCCGCCATCGTCACCCAAGCCCAACCTCGTAAACTCCACCAAAAACCTATCGCCGCATGAACCCCATCGACCTACAACGCTTCTGCTCCACTAACCCACACCGTCCCAACCTGCGCAGGCCATGGACGTATGACGGCTTCACCTACGCCACCGATGCCCGCATTTGTGTCCGCGTGCCCTCGCTGCCCCTCAACCCCGTTGATCCAAATCAGCCAACCCCACCACAAGCCATCTCCGCTGCCAAGTGCTTTGCACCACTGGCAGAATTGTTCACCCACCCCGCCACCCCAATCCCGCATCCTCTGCCCGATCCAATCTTTGAAAAATGTGCCGCTTGTGATGGCCAAGGCCATCTGGGCCCATGCCCGGACTGCAAAGGTGAAGGCGTCCACACTTGTTCCGAGTGTGAACATCAACACGACTGCCGCACCTGTGACGCCCGCGGACTCGTGCCCGACTCTGCCGGCACTACCGACTGCGATGCGTGCCAGTCCACTGGCAAAATCAGCCAACCCATCCGCGTGGTCGTCGGCAATAGCGGCTACCAAGCCCGCTACCTCGCCCTCATCGCCAGCCTGCCCGAGTATCAGTTCTACGCCAACAGTGGCGATATGGCTGGCTTCACCTTCGCCGCAGGCGGTGGCCTCTATGGCTCCGGCGTCCTCATGTCCTTTGCACAGCGATAAGCCAACGTCTAACCACTTTTGACATCCCATGTTCATCATGCACCGTCCACCACCCATCATCGCCCGCCGCGGTCTCGACCCACAGCCTGACCTCAGCAGTCACAGCACCAAGACTCGCGTGACCGACAACGTCGCCCTGTTCCGCCGCCGCCTCCGCCGCCACCGGCTGATCGCCAACATCCTCGACCAGTGCAAACGCTGCGCTGATTTGTAACTCTTTTTAACTTTTCACTCTTTGTTACGACACCCCCTTTCGCCGGGGTGTTGGTGTTATAGTCGGGCCTTTCGGCCTGACCACCAGCGGTCGCTCGGGCCTTTGCCGTAGCAGCTTTCACCCGATCCGACCAGCACCCCGGCGTCTCTTTCCCACCCCATCCACCACCACCGCCATGTCAGTCCGCAACCTCCTCGTCCTCAATCACCACTGCTCCTCGCATGGCATCTCCATGCGCCAGCTTGCCCTGCTCACCGTCCTCACAGACGGACTCATCCGCCCCTGTGATCTGGCCAAACGCCTCTACATCAGCCCCGCCGCCATCACCGGCCAGCTCGACTCCCTGGAGCACAAAGGCTACATCGAGCGCAAACTCCTCGCTGATCGCCGCGCCATCGCCATCCACATCACCGACACCGGCCGCAACCTGATCCATCAGGCCGAACTCCTCACCGGACAGGCCGCCGCCTGATCTTCCGCGTAACTTTCCGTCACTTGTAATATCGAGTGACTTTAATTTGCCGTCGCCGCCTCGCCGGACAGCGACTGCATTCACCCATCCGGCTGCTCAAAACCCTAAAAACCACCACCATGGCTAAAAAAACCACCACACCAGCAGCAACCACCACGGCATCCACCACCGATGCCCCTCCAAGCCTCACCCTCGCCATCCTCACCGCGATGGCGCAAAACGAGCGCGTGGATCTCTACGTCACCACCGAGCGCAAAGTGAACGCCAGCTTCCTGCTCCAGGGTAAAATCCTCAGCACCCTGCCAGACGCCACCGACCTGCTCAAGGCCGCAGGCATCAAGCCCTCCAGCCTGAACAACGCCCGCACCGCCGAATGGGTTCTCTCCACCCTGCCTGCCCTGTCCGAGCCCGTGCTCTTTGCCACCGCAGACGGCACCAAGGAACCCTTCACCGAAGCGTTCTACGACCGCATGACCCTGCGCCAGTGTGACATCCTGCGCAAGTCCATGACCCTGCTTGGCAATCTCAAGCACCGCCCCACCGTCACACAGTCCCGCGCCATCTGCGCCGACCATGCCGATTGGGATGACCAGCTTGAATCCTTCTTTGAGTCTGGTCTCACCCTCGCCGGACTCACCGCCCGCGCCGCCCAGCAGGCCGTGGACGCCGCTGCCGAGCGCCAGCGCATCATCGACCTCGAAGCCAGCGCCGCCGCCATGCAGGTCCAGATTGCCGAGCAGGCCGCCCAACTCGCCGCCAACCCACCCCCACCACCGCCGCAACCTGAACCCGCTCCCGTGGTCACCGCTCCCGTGGTCACCGCTCCCGTCATCACCGCTCCCGTGGTCACTGCCCCAGCAGCTACTACCACTGAGCCTGATGATGCTGAGCCTGATGCTGATGCCGAGCCTGAAAATGAGGAAGAAACCGCGGTCACACCTGCCACGACACCCGCCACCAACGTCGTCGCCTTCTCCTCCGCCTCGGCTGAGCCGGAAGACGAGCAGGAAGAAACCCCTGCCGTCGAAGACGAAGACGAAGACAACCTGACCCCCGAACAAGTCGGCAGCGCCATGGCCGACGCCATGGATGGCGTGCCTTCCACCGACATCATCACGCAGTCCATCGCCGGATTGCAGGACGATCTGGTGGACTGCATCGAGATCGCCGATCTGAGCGAACTCCGCACCTGGGAGATGGAACTCCAGCAGATGCTCGACCTCGTCCGCACCCACATCGCCGCAAAGGCCGAGCCGCAGGAAGAACTGCCTGCCGCTCCCGCTAAAAAAGGCAAGGCCAAAGTCGCCGCTTAACCGCTGAGCACCGCACCGCAGGCCACGCCTCCCGCATGGCCTGCGGTTTCATCCTTCATCATTCATCTTTTCTCCGCCATGTCCGACATCATCATCTGTCAGGAAGACGCACTCTGCCGCCACATCCTCCTGCAAGCCGGCATCCTTGGCGATTTCGAGCGCCGCATCCAGCCCGGCCAAAATGCCTGCACCTACTATCACCGCGACTTCTCCCTGTCCGGCACCACCGGCCACCTCGTCGCCCAGTATTTCACCGGATTTCCCAATCCCGCCGACAATGGCTACTGCATCATGTTTGTCCCCGCCACCCTCATGAGCTGGGACGAGTTCACCCAGGAATTTGTTCTCGGTCTGCTCAAAGCCCACCAGATCACCAACGTCACCAGTCACTTCCCCGACCAATACCTCCACCACAACTGAGATGCTCCACCGCACCCTCACCACCGCCCTCTGGCTTTTACTCATCGCCATCATCACTGCCGCCGTTATCGTCGTCCGCTCCTACCACAAATTCAGCCACTACTCTTATCGATGAACACCATCCACACTCTCCACGTCAGGCCCAAAGGCAGCATCTATGTTTTCAGTGATCCGCATCACGGGCTGGTCGATGAACCCTTTGTCCTTGCCGCCAACACCGCTCTTGCCCATCTGGCACTGCATTTTGGCTTGTCCCCGCAGCGTGATTTTTTACTGCTCGCATCCAGCCAGCCCTTCCCATCCGCGCTGAATTACAGCTTTGTCCGCAAGGACATGGGCGGGTTTGTTTACCTCGACAAAGAGCATCTCAAGGAAGGTCTCACCTTCTGGCTTTGTCCGGCCTTCCTCCATTATTTCCCATCACCTCCTCAGACCTTGTATGTCAGCGCAGCTTCGGCTTGCGCACCAAAGCCCCCAGAGCACCCCACTTGTCCTTCCGGCGAAACGACGCTGAAAGATCACCTCCGGTCTTGATGCCTTTGAATCTATCCCGGCCATACATTTTGACCAGTGACTCAACCGGCATCCGCCCAAAGGGCACTGGATCTGTGTAAGCAGTCATTCTCATCTTGTCAGCGCGACCAATCACCTTTCGCGTTGCCCTCTGAACGGATGCCACCTGCCCGCGGGTAGGCATCCCGTTCATGTTTTTATCGTGGACAAGCCAGTCCACCTTCATGCGCTTTTTATTCTTTCCCTGATGGGTGGAATACCTCACATGAGCACCACCGGGATCTTCCACCTTGTAGTAGCGGGTTTTTGCCCGCGGCTCGTCACGCTCCACGCTGATCAGTGACCCATCCTTCAACCGGAACTTATCAGTCCGCATTCCGTCCGCATATTTTTTGTCATCAATCTCCCGCGTCCACAACAGCGTCAAAGCACCATCCAATCTCTCCTCAAGCAGCGTCAGTCTCTGTAATAACATAACACCCAACCCTCATCAACTCCCATGAAACTCACCACCCCCACCCTCCGCCGTCTCCGCGCCCTGCTCACCTCAATCAATTCCAAAGTGAAACTGCCCGTGCTCACCCACCTGCACATTCACCCCATCAACGAGACCCGCATCGTCCTCGCCTCCAGCGATCTGGAAAACCAGTTCCACTGGCCCCTGCAACTCCCCGAGCCCACCAGCCTCACTGAACCCACCTCCTGCAGCATTGAATGGTTTCTCGCCATCACCCGCAGCCTTCCCAAGGATGGCTGGATTGAGTTCTGCCAGCTCAATCACCACATGCGCGCCTTCACCAGCACCGGCACCGCCTCCCTATGCCCGCAGGCACGCATCGATCATGACCAGTTCCCGCCTTTTGATACCACCGGCTTCAATCTCGGCGGCTGGCTCAATCCCAAAACCCTGCATGATGCCATCGCCTCCAGCGCCTTCATGTCCACAGATGAGACCCGTTACGTCCTCAATGGCGTCTTCTTTGCTCCAAACGGCACCACTGTCGCCACCAATGGCCGCTATCTCGGCTTCACCCCACCCGCACCCGGCACTACCCTGCCTGCCAGCTTCATCATACCTCCTCGTGCCCTGAAATGCCTCACCAGCCCCCTCCTGCCGGAAGACGACAAACCCATTCCCTTCTGGCTCTCAAAGCCCATGAACATTGCAAATGATGATTTTGCACGCTGCACCATCCTCGCCCAACCTTTCGACAACTGCCTGCTCAAGCACACCCTCATCGATGGGACCTATCCCAACTACGCCCAGGTCATCCCTAAAAGCGAGGACATGACCACCTTCGTCACCCTCACCGACACCACTCGCGAAACTCTGCTCTTCCACCAGCGCAGCACCCGCGCTGAAACCACCACCACCTTCCATCTGCACGCCGACCATAGCGTCACCGCCGCGGTCAAAACCAGTTCCGGCACCCCGTCCGTTCTTTGTGAGCCCTTCCCCGCAGGCACATGGAAAGGCACCAGTGAACCCTTCAACATTGCTTTCGACACCTTCCTGCTCCTGCCCTGTCTGGATTTCAGCGGCACCTATCTTCGCCTGCGTGATTCCAATAGCCCCATGCTTGGCGGCCAGCCAGACGGCCGCCAGACCGTGCTCATGCCCATGCGCATCACTGAATAAGGTGACACCTGACCGAACTCAAACCCTCAACTCTCATGATTCACTTCTCCGGCCTGCAACAACTCCTGCTCAACCAACTCGACCACACCGGCATCGACCTCACCGACCTCACCCGTGAAGCCCTCTTCACCGATCTCGGCGCTGATCCCACCGACATGCTCGATGTGATCCTCGCCGTCGAAGACCATTACAAGCTCACCATCCCCGAAGACATCATCGACACCTTCACCACTCCCGGCGCCATCCACCGCTACCTCGAAGACATCCTCGACCCCCAACCCTGATGCCCAAAGGTAAATCCCAACTCGAAGTCAAAGCCACACTGCGGCATCAAGATCAAGTCAACGACACCGTGAGCGTGACTTTCGATGCTGAACCCAGCTTAGAAGCTCTCGAACGCTACACCGGCTGGTGCGCGCGAATCCTCAACAGTCACGCCACTCAAGACCGCATACTCGAAATCAACATGGCAAGCGTATGGAAGATGCGAGCACGCAAAGCCGAAAGAGCCGTGGACGACATGCGTGCCGCGCTCATCAAATGCGTGAACGTCACACGACTCATTGGCGAACAGCATCAGCCTGATTTTGAAGATTGGGATATGGACGTGGAAATCCAGGTCACAAATGGCGACTGCCGCCGCATTCGCGAAGCGTGGGAATCAGCGATGGCCGCTCTTGAGACACACCCGCTAGAGAACGCTTCGGATCAGGCGACGGCGAAATGAAAGCTATGAATACTCCACCGACTCCTAGAGCCGTTGCCTGCATCCGATTTGTTCGGCTTGCGTCTCCGCTGGCTGGAACATATTGCAACTTCTCGACGGGCGAGTCCGTGAAAGTGACCACGAATGGAAACGGCCTCGCAACTGTGGAGCGCGCAACATGGCGCAACTCGCTGACCACCTGCAATGTGCTCTATGGAGTGCCTGAGCATTTGGTCTGTGAGATCACCGAAGATGAGCCGAACCGTTTCAAATCAGACACCCAAACCAGCCAGCCAGTGGACTGGCGCTGATGTTGAGCATTTCATGTGGCACCTGCATGAACAGCCGGCACGCATGGCCCTTCCCGCCTTCTAATCATCCCACCAACATCCTCCACCCACCAACCGCCATCCGGCGGTTTTTTTATGCCCATGAAATCATCTCACTTTTCCCACAAACACCACCACACCTTTGCCACCTGCCTGGAAGAGACCTCCTTCGGATCGCGCTCCATGTGGGAGACGTTCAGCGACTTCCTCAACCTCGCCTACCTGAGCTTGTCGCAAGCCGTCTGCAAATTCCAAACCGGCGAGATGAATACCGAAAAGGAAAAAGAATTTCTCTCGATCGAAGCCCGCTACAAATACCCCGCCAAGTTTCGCGAGGCCATGGCCCACCTCGTCATGGGCCTCGACCGCGAACGCTATGATTTCCTCGGCTGTGTCGCTAGCGAACTTGAACTGCTCTCCTCATGGAACGGCCAATTCTTCACCCCAAAACACGTCTGCGACCTGATGGCCCGCATGACGATGGGCGAGCAACAACCCGATCCCGACCGCCGCCTCACCATCTGCGAGCCCGCCTGCGGTGCCGGAGCGATGGCCATCGCCACCACCAACGTGCTCCATGAAAAAGGCTTCATGCCCTGGCACTACTGGCTCACCGCCGTGGACGTTGACCCCAAGATGTTCATGGCCACCTACATCCAACTCACCCTCTGCGGTGTGCCCGCCAATGTGATCTGGGGCAACAGCCTGAGTCTGGAAGAACACCGCAACGAAACCACCCTCGTTGGCGTCCTCCACCCCTACCGCCGCACCGCCGTCGAACGCGCCGAAGACGCCGCCCGCACCGCCACCGCTGAACTACAAAAAATCGCCGCCGCCATCGCCGCCACCACCGCCGAACGCGAGGCCCGCATCACCGCCAACCGCGGCCAACTCGACTTCGATTTCGCCGCCTAATCCCATGATTCTAACCGAAACCATGACCATGTCCGAGATGAGCAAGTCACCTGAACTCATCGTCTCCACCGGCCCAGACGGCCGCTTCTTCGCCGGACAATTTTGCGTCTTTGGCTACACGATCGCAGGCAACACAACCCTCGTCGCCCGCTACCTCTGCATCACCTCCGGCAAAGAAGATTCAATCTGGAAATTCCACTGCCAACCATGAAATACGACACCATCCTCACCAAGCGACAGTTCACCGCTGCCTTGCGCGATTCCCTGTTCAACCCCGTTCAAGGTCACAGCTTGGCCAGCTTGCCCAAAGAGCGCTTTGACCGCGGCAAATACAAACCCGGCAAGATCCCCGGCACACCCGTGCCAGAGCACATGAAGCCCCGTGTTCTCATCGTCTGGGCTGAACGCCGCAAAGACAGCCACGGCCCCTACGACGCCCTTTTTTCCATCCCCAACCCAAACCGCAACTCACCATGACACACCTCCTCCGCGCCACACCCAAAGAACCAATCACGATTTACTACTGCAAAGCTAACCTCAAAAGCGGTCTCACCGTCCGCTTGATCCAAGGCAAGCAGATCCATGACTGCACCGGCGTCTTGCTGCAAGCCGCGCACGCCAGCATGATCCACGGCAACAGCACCGGCAAACCCAAAGCCAGCGGCGCACGCTGTGTGCTGGAAATCTCCCAGGGCATTGTTGGCTTGCAGCATCTGCCACGTTCCGGCCCGCGTGAATTGGAGCGCGACGACATGATCGCCCTCCAGCGCGATTGCCTCATTTTTGAAACCTCCCGTGGCGCGGAAAACATCTATTTCGATGACCCCTTCGACCGCCCGTTTTTTTGCAAATCACGATGATCTCAACACCCTACCTCGATCCAACTCTCTTTGATGACCCACGCTTGGATCACAACCGCGAACGCCGCCAGACCGCCTTAAAAGTGTCCTTCGACATCTTGGCAAACTCAGTGACTCCAAACTGAGTCAGCGCCGCATCCAGTCTGCGATTCAATCGCGTCAAATCTCGATTCATACCACCACCCACGTATCAACATGAAAACCAAACCCACCCCAAAACCCACCGCCCAAACCACCATCACCGACGGCACTCGCCAATGGATCGCCACTAAATCCATCGATCCCCATCCGCACAACCGGCAGATCACACCTGAGTCCTGCCGCGGCCTTGCCGACTCCATGCGCAGCCACGGCCAGATCCAGCCCGTCACCGTCCGCCCGCATCCCACCAAGCCCGACCGCTACCAACTCGGCGCTGGAGCCCGCCGCTGGCACGCCGCCAAACTCGCCGGGCTCTCCCTCGACTGCATCGTCCGTGATCTCTCTGATGCCGAAATTGAAGCCATGCTCGCCATCGAAAACTTGCAGCGTGAAAACCCCGAACCACGCGAGGAAGCCGCTCAGATCCGCCGACTCACTGAACTGCCCGGCAGCACCCCGGAATCCATCGCCGCCATGCTTGGCCGGCCCGACTCATGGGTCAAACGCCGGATGCGCCTCTGCGCCCTCACCGACAGCATCCACACCGCCTGGCAAGACCCCGAAAGCAGCATCCACAACCTGCCCATCGCCACCATGGAACTCGTCGCCGCCCTGAGTCCCGAACTGCAGGAGCATTTCCACAGCGAGTGGGTCGTAGATGGCTATGAAAGCCCCAGCCATTCCGAAGTCGTTTCATGGCTGTCTAGTCTCAGTTGCTCACTCAAAGACGCCAAATGGCTCGATAACCCCGCCACCTTCATCGAAGGCTGCGGCCCCAGCGGTTGCGCCACCAGCAGCGTCGCCAGCGATCTGTTCAGCAACACCGAGTTTGCTGATGCCAAAGTGACCAAGTGCGCCCAATGCCTCAACCCTGCCTGCTTCAATAAACGCAAAAACCTCGCCCGTGACGCCGAGTGGCAGGCCGCCATCGCCAAAGCCCCCAAAGGCTACTACGCCATCTCTGCATCCTACGATCCCGATCCCGTCACGCTGGCAGATGGGTCCACTCTCAAACTTCGGAACCAATGGAACTTCCATAACTGGAAAACTTCCAAGAAATCAGACCCCGTAGCCGAACCCTTCCTTGAGGAAGAAAACGGTAAAGTCAAACTCACTTGGAAAATTGCCCCAGAACCCACTGGCCCCAACAGCAAACCTCTCCCCAAACCCTCCAGCCAAGACGGCATCAAAGATCCCGCCGAAGCCATCCACGCCAGCATCACCCGCCTGCAAGGTAAACGCTACAGCCTCGTCCTCGATGACCTGCGCCTGCACCTTGATGCCTGTAAGTTTGGCCACCTTGGATTAGGCACCGATTCCCTGCTCATACTCGCCACCAGCTTTGGCACCGACTCCAACGCCAACAGCGTCAATCCCAAGACCTGGGATGAGTTTCACCAACTCCAGAACCAAGACCTTAAAACCACGATTGACGCGCTTTGGGACAGCGTCTGCAACGTCATCATCCGCCGTCTCCGTGACCGCGCCCACACCGAGCGCCAGAGCGACATCGCCAGCCCCGCCTTCATCGCTGAAATGACCCACATCTCAACCCTCACCAAGTTTGACCTCCCCGCCGCCTACGTCCGCGCCGCCACCGGCAGCAAACTCCCCGGCTCCCTCAAACACCTCGACCCCATCACCCTCCAACCCAAATGATTTCCGATCTGTATCACTACGCCACAATGCCGTTGCACATCGTCAATCCCATGCTCGCCGTGCCAGTGCCAAAAAGTGTTTACCTGTCCGCAGATGCACACTCCACCGAACTCAGCAACCTGCTCAAAAACGGCTACCGCTGGATTCGCACTGACGGTGAACATTGCATCTTTGAAAAGAAAATCCGCGAAGGCGTCCCAGCCAACAAATCATGAGCTTGAACCGTTATTCCAGCCTCTTATCTTAACCCATGCTTCAATCTTACTCACCCGATGCTCTCCGCTCCTTGTGGCATATATCTAACACCTCAGATCATGTCACCGTAAATGGGCAAGAATACGCCGCACGCTTCTTCTACAAAGATGATAGCGTTAAACTTTTTGATTACGATACTCACAAATGCGTCAAAAGCATGTCCCCAGCGGACTTTGTGAAAGCATCAGGCGCCCCACTTGATGTGCCCGCTTATGCCCCCTATCTTCACGGATGGATCACGGCGGGCCATAGTGACCACGCATGTCAGATGAGTGAAGACCTTTCCAAGATTTCTTCCTCCACGGTGCTTCCGGATCATCAATCCGAATCCCTTTTTTCCATGCCCGTTGCTGTGCCTCTCCGCGAGAGACGAAGCCCTGCCGATTCGTGGTGAACCCCATCGTGCGTGCCACTTTCGCATGGCCTTCACCTGTGCCATAACGCTTTTGGATTTCGAGCAACGGGTAGGCATGTGTCCGATATTGTTCCTTGAACGTATCGTGCGGAGTCGCCACAGGCGCCTTAAACACCTTGCCACGGAAACTCTTCACTGAGGGATCGGTCAACCATTCCGCCGGTTTAGGATGCTCTTTGCGGGCATCTCTGAACACTTTCTGCCACTTACGGCGGCCAATGCCAGACCCCTTCATTTTCACTGCCGCAGCCAAGGCCGGCATGTTCGGATAGTAAAACTCGTTCAGCGCCGAATCTAACCTTTGGCTCATCTCCATTAATTTTGTCTGCATCTCACTAACGCCCTATCAACATGAGCACCATCAATGAGCTTTACCGCTTTGCCAGCAGCAGCAGCAAAAGCACCTATGAGACCCTTGTTTTAGATACCGGTCTCATCACCTGCAACTGCCCCGGCTGGACAAGGCGCACCACCGCAGACGGCCAACGCACCTGCAAACACGTCCGGTCCATTCAAACCGGACACGCCCGCAGCGAATGCTCTGCATACCTCGATTACCGCTCCTACATCCCTCAAATTCAGATCGTTACGCAGGAAAAAACACCCGCAACCCCACCGCGCTGCACACCTCTGCTCATCAGGCCAGGGGTGCGCAGATTGGCAAAAGCCTCGTAAAATCAGGCGTTCCACAGGCTTAAAGCCTTCCAAACAACGGAGTTATCAAGCCAAAAGGTAAGCATGCAGCGTGGAACGCCCACGACAAAAGGCTTCTAGCACTTTTTTGCACACCTGCACACCTCAGAGGGGGGTATCCCTTATACACATAAACGACGATTTTTAATGCGTCTTCCCTTACCCCATCTTCAAAAAGGTATGCAAGGTATGTAAGGTATGATGAAACACTGTTCCTCGCCACGAACTCAACCGTTCCACGCGGCACACTCCTTTTTTGCAAGGTCTGCCAATTTCCAGCAAGGTGTGCACAGTTTTCCCATTTTTATAGAAAACACCGTTTTTACTCGATTACGAGTAAACTAGGTCTGGTCTGGTCAGAGCAGTGGCAACTGCGCACTGCCATCTGCCGCCTCAAAAAGCCCACAGATCGCCGCGCATGCAATCTGCATACGCTCACAGGCTTCCAGATGGTCATCGACCCGCTTTTGATACCAGACGTAGCTGGCACCACCCCGTCCGCCCTGCACCAGCTTGCGCTCCCAAGCTGTCACCTGCCGCTTGTATTCATGATCCTCATTCAGCGGCAGCCTCCAGTCGCCCAGATCACCATACATCATCATCACCAACCGCTCCCTCGTCGCCGGTGCTGAGAACAGCCACAACGGCATCGCCGCCACCTGTCCCTGCAACCGCGTGCCCATGGCCGGGTCAAACTTCGACATGGCCCAGATCGCCTTGACTCCGTGATCCTGCGTGAAGAATTGTTTCTCCTCCCCACGAATGGCTTTCCACAGCCCGCCACTCTCCATGACCAGCTTGTAAATCTCCGCCGTCGAGTAGGCCGAGTCGATCGCCACATTGCGCGGGTCAACACCCCACTCTTTTTGCAACCGCATCAGATCCTCCCGCGTGTAAACCTTTTCATGATGCAGCTTGCGGGATTGGCCGAACTGTCCCCAGGCACGAATCACCACCCAATAGTGGCGTCCGCCCTTGCCCTGAACGTCGATCGTCATGAACCGCCGCACTTCATTCTCCCAGACATCGCCCGGCAGGTAATGATGCTCACGCTCCTTCAAGAACTCATCGTCCTTGGCAAAGCGCATCCGGTCAGCCCACACCTTGCCGCGGGTTTCATTCCAATGATCCTTGAGCGGCATGATGTCGCCCGACTTCAACGCCTGCGTTGCCCGCAGAAACTCATGAAACTGATCCGCCCAACTGGTGAAGTGCGGCAGCAGCGCATTCCATGTGTAGCTCTTGTAGTCCGCCGGTGCATCAGGATTGTAAGCCACCCATTCACCTTCACGACAAAACCATTTCCGGTCTGCACCTGATGGCCGGATGTCGCGGTGCTCATGCCCGCAGGACTCACACTCAAAGCGCAATGACTTCGTGGCCTCGTCCAGATTCCACACACCGTTCGGGTGCGTGATCTCATTGTCATCCCACTTCACCCCGCCCGGTTTTTTCTTCTCACCCCAGTCAAGCACCTGCATGTGGCCACAACTCCTGCATGGCACATGCCAGTGTTCCTGACTGCCGGCCAGAAACGCTCGATCCATCATATCCTCCTCCATGTCCGGACAGGAGACCATGAACTGCTTGTAGTTATGCGGATACGACCGCGTCCGCTTGCTCGCCTGCTCCAGCGCCCCCGCACGCCATTGCCGCACCTCGTCCAAAAATAAGTATCGGTAAGGCAGCGACTGCAATGATGCCGCCGCATCAGCCCCCGTGATGTTGAAATAAAACCCGCCAAAGTTTGCCGACAGTTTCCGTTTCTTGTCTCGCTGCGTCGGCAGCTTCTCCATCAGCTTTGGCGTGTTCTCCCAGAACGGCCACAAGTAGGCTTCCGCCATCTTCTTCGCTTCCGGCAGCGACTTCGTCACCCAAAGAAACGGGCCCGGATCTTCCAAAAACGCATAACCCATGCAGCCATACATCAGCACCGTCTTCGTGCTCTGCGCACTGCACTGGCAGGCCTGCTTGCGGATCGCCGGATCGGCAAAATCCCGCATGATCTTTTCCTGAAATCTCAGGTCAGGGTCCCATCGGTCTCCGTTGTGCAAACGGAAGTGGGCTCTGGCATAATCGTGTGGAGCAACACTGGTAGGCGGCTTGCAAGCTTCGTAGATGCGTTCCTCCAAAACACTTTTTTTTTTGCGCTCTCAGGAATCGCAAATTGCCCAAGCACCTCGTCAACCGCCGCCGCAATGCGCTTGCTCGCCTCCGGCACCGTTTCCCCAACCACCGCTGGTGCCAGTGAGTGCCGCATGGATCGAAAGCCCTGCACCATCCGCGCATACTGCTCCACCACAATCCGCACCACATCATCAATCGGCGCGCTGCGTCCTTCCAGTTCATCCAGCTCGATCTGCTTCGTCCGCAGGTCCAGCGTCGCATGTTCCTTCTTGAGTGATTCCAGATCATGCTCCTTGCGCCTGCTGCCAAGCCCATTGGTCAGCATCCAAGCCCGCCACGCCGTCACATCATAGCGCCCGTCATCAGTCGCCTGCGGCGCACCTTCCTTGCGCAACCAACGCTGGATCGTTTTCCGGTCCGCCAGATTTAGCGCCTCTGCCAGCATGGACTGATTTGCCACATACACCGGCTGGCCCGCAGCACTCGTCTCCAGATTCAAAGAACCCTGCCCCCTGTCCGCCGCCTCAAGTCTCCGCAACTGCTCCGCAGTCAAAGGCCGCCCGGCTCTCGCAAAGGCACGGATGTTCTGCAAATCCTGACGCCGGATACTTTCCAAGTCCTCCTGCGCCTGATCTGCCACATCCTCACTATGGCCTGCCTCATCACTCATGATATGAGACATGTCCCGTCAACTGTCTCAATTTACAGCGCCGACACCTCAGACATTTCGTGTCCCACCCCTCCAATGGGACATTCAAGAAAAAACCAAACCCTCCGCGACTTTTCCCCTTCGGTATAACCCAACGTGTCCCACACAAAAAGAGATTCCTTTTCCACGGTGGTGGTCACTTCTGAAATCGTGGATTGCAAGCTGACAGCTACATGCCTCCAACCACGATCGACCTCGGGGAACGGGGTGCCTACTCGAACGACACACCAAGCCTGTTCCTCAGGCGAATAATGAGAAAGATCCACAGCAATATACCAGCCCAATAGATCCCCCACTCATCGCTTGAGTAGTAACTGTCATAAAAGAGGTATTCCACCACCCCCGCCGAAGTCCAAATCAATCCCACAAGAAACACCATCCCAACGAGCCCCACATACAGATCACCATTCTCGCACCACACGCACCTGGGATACCACAGCTTGCCTCCAGAATAGCCTGCAAGCGTGTTGCGAGGATACCCCTGCAGTTCCTTCCAACTCATTGGCCCAATGACTCCCTGCTCAGGGAGATAAACATACCAGTCTGGAAGTGCTGCCATAATTTTCAGTGTTTGAGTTTTTTCTCATCAAATCCCATACGGCGAGAGAGCGCCATAAAAATTGTCTCCATTTCAGCATCCCCCGCCATCTGCTCAGCCCACCATTGCATCACCGCCTTCACCTTCGGCGTCGCATCGATCTGCACCTTAGCCACTCGCGTCCATTTCTCCTGCCCCAGCGAGTTCAGCACATCGATTTTCACCACATCCTTCATCCAGGCATTAAGCACACGCAGAGCATCTGTGCTCGGCAGCGCCTTCAAATATTTCGCCAGATGATCATCCCGCACTGGCCTCACAGCAGCCAAATGCAGCGAGACTTGCGGCCTCGCCAATTTGACGCGTCTAGCCGTTTCAGTTTGATCCCATTCGAGGTCCGACAAGACCTCCCTCAATATCTTTGCAGTTAGTGCTGTTTTCATTTCGTAACAATCTTTCAGGAAAACAAAAAAACAACTCATTTCGTAACAATCAGTTACAATTTCACATTTCATTTATATTTCCTTGCGTAACTTTTTCTTTTCCGTTACAAACAACGTGTGAGCGCCTCCATTTTCCCAATATCGACACTTCAATCTGCCCGTAAAAACGTCTTAGACGAGTTTACAGCAATATGTAATCAAAGTATAAAACGGGCCGATACAGGACCAGACCGGATTGCTTTAAGCGAGTTTTCTGAACAGCTTGATCAAATCAAAACCTCCTGGGTAGAGAAAGCATTGCTCGCCAAATGAAAATTGAGCCCCCCGTCCAGATCGGGCTCAATACCCGCGAGGCCCGCGAATATGTTGGAGCCCGCGCCCTGCTTGAGCACCTTGTAGAGGCTGGCCTCAAACCCATCTTCAAAGGCAAAGGCCACAGGCAGGTCATTTACCACCGCGCCGACATCGACACCGCCCTCAAAGTGCTAAGCCTCAATGGCGGTCACGACGAAGAAGCAACCAAAGCTAAAGGCCAGCATTCACATGCTCCCTGAGAGGGATGCAGCCCACATAGTTTTTGTAAGTCACCTCGATCCCATCCCCCAACCACCTCGCCACCGTCGCCACAGGGCAACCACCCATAACCAACAACGTCGCATAAGTATGTCTCAGCGTATGCCATCCTACCCACCCCATTCCCATCGCCTCCACCAGCCGCCCAAAAGGCTTTCTTGGTTCCCAGCGATATTTATGCTTCTGCCGAGCAACATCATCACGCACCAAATAAGTGCCCTCGAACTTCATGTCCTTCATGTAACGCCAAAGCAGATCATTCATCGGCACACGCCGAGCCTCCCTATCCTTGGGAGTGAAAGTATCAGTCGCACTCACCACGATCTCACCGCCGCCCTCCCACAGGCGCAACCAATCCACACGCGCCTCGACCATCTCGTTGAGCCGCAGACCTGCGTGGAATCCCAGCATCAGCATCAGGCGCAAATCATCACGCTTGCACCCCGCGATAAGTTTATCCCGCTCCTCCCTGGTCAGGAATTTTTCCGCTCTGGTCTTCCTAACCAAAGGCAGTTCAACATTCAGCATCGGATTTCTTGGCAGCCCACCATCCTTCACCAACCACGCAAAGAAAGCATGGAGCCGCAGCAGGTAGGTCTTCACCGTCGATTCGGAATGACCTTTTCCACGCATCCGCTCACGCCAAGCCTCAACCATGCGTGGAGTGATCGCAGCCACAGTCGTTGCAGCACCAAACTCTACAGAAATCAAGTGCATCACCGAGCTATCCGAGTCCAGCGTCCATCGACTCAACTTCTTGGCCTTGCGCACTCGCATGAAACGGTCAGTCTCAAAGACCAGCGTGCCCGGCGTGTATTGAGGCGCACGATTGTTGCGGATTTGGAGAGCGATGTCCACAGCCTCCTCGAAAGACGAAGTTTCCAGCGCCCTTCTCGGCGGTCTCACACCATTCATTTGAGGCGGCCGATAGTAATAACGCCCCCCGATTTGGGAGAGCCCCCGCACCTTCACACCTTGACCACTTTTCTTGACCACTTTGGCAGTTTTCATGTGGGTAATGTGGTCAATAGATGGGTTTTGGGAAATCCTTTCCTTGGTAAACTTCCCTTTTTACCACACCGCAATCTCATTCGCAATGAGAAGGTCAGGGGTTCGAATCCCCTTAGCTCCACCATTGCCCAGCAATCAGGGCCATGGATTTCTCCTCACTTGCCCAGCCAGTGCAGAATCCAGGCGGGC